CCGCATCCTCGAGCTGGGAGTCGAGCGGTCTGCAGTCCTCGGGGTACAGGTCGCCTGAGATGACGTCCGTCTCCCTCTTCACGCCCTTTGCCAGCAGTGGCGCGAGCGCGTCGTAGATGAACTGTTCGATGTCCTCGTTTGTCTTGCTCATATCTTCAGTTTTTCAAACAGCTTCGGCAGCAGCCGTTCAGCCAGTTGCTCAGCACTGTCGAGCACGTTCAGGTTCTTCGCCTCGACGTATGCGGCGTACTCCATTCCAGCTACGATGATCAGGGCTATCCCTGAGGAGTGTCCCGACACCAGCCTGTGGAGGAACGCTGCCCCGTCCCTGGAGCCTTCCCCTCCGCCGCTCACGACGTCGAAGGAGCTTTCCCTTACGATCTTCCCGTTGTCAGCCACACAGTAGCCTATCGAGCTCCTGAGGTTGCCTGTGCGGTCCTTGTAGCGTCCGCGCTGGCGTGCTTCCCTCACTGCCTGCTCCCCCACGTAGATGAGGTTGTTGATGCAGGCCTGACGTACCGCCGCCGTCCTCTCCTCGATGTAGCGGGAGATCTGCGCGTCTGTCGTGGTCCTCTTTACAGGCATGGCTAAACGGTGATCTTGGTGGCACCGGTGGCCGCGAGCGGCTCTATGGACTGAACGCTGAACTTACCGAGCAGGCGGGTGGCCACCGTGGTGTCGTAGAGGGTGACCGTCTCGGCAGTGAACTCCTGCAGCTCCACGAGGATCTCGAACTGAGCCTGGGTGAACACGCCGTCGATGGTCTTGCCTCTCTTGTCCCACTTGTTGGCCTTCCAGTTGCAGGGGATGGGATCGCTGACCGTCACGGTAACGGCCTGCGGCTTGCCGTTGACCATTCCGCCACCGGTCTTGGTCTCGACCGTTATGTATCCGTTCTCGATGATCATAGGTCCTCCCCCTGCCACCCGTAGTTGTCCCCCACCATGGAGGTGTCGTCGCCGACATCCTCCAGCAGTGAGAGCGCCTGCGTGCGGAAGTGCTTTTTATCTTCGTCGCTGAAGGAGTATGAGATGCCACCCTGCGATACGTCAGGGGCCTCTGCGAGCAGAAGGTACACACGTGCCTTGGCGCGCTTGAACGGCGCACTCGAGCGCACGGCTGCATCCGTAGCGGTATCGGCCGACAGTCCGGCATCCTCGATGATGTCACGGATGGACGATGCGGGGATGGGATACCCGGACAGGCTCTTCAGCGATTCGAATATCGTCATGGTTCCTTAGCTTCCGTTACTCCAAGATGACTTGGTAGTGTTGATGAACACGAGAGATGCACGGTTGATCAGACCCGGCTGCACGTAGGCCTCTGCGAGAGTGGTCTCCACCTGCGGGTTCACGTCTGAGTACACCGTGAGCTTGTAGAACGGTCCGTAGGCCTGCAGGGCCTCGGTGTTCTTAGCCTGCGGCACGCGCTTCCAGTATGTCCAGCCGAGCTGAACTGTCGGAGAGAGAACGACTGCCTTTGCGTTCCAGGGCTTGAGGGTCTCCTGGGTTCCGTCCTTCTGCTCCACAGTTACGTAAGAGTCGATGAACAGGATCTGCGGATAGCCTTCCTGGCGCATGTAGTCGTTGATGCGCTCGAGGGTCACCATCTCTGTGGTGATCACTGAGAGGTCGCTCACCTGCGGATACAGGCGGCGTGCGGTTGCCTTCTGTGCGCGCAGCTCGCGGAACTTGGATTTCTCCATGATCGCGAACATGGGCTTGCGGAGGCCCTTGGCTGCGATGATCTCCTGACCGCGTGCGATGTCGGCGAGGCCGTCGGCGTTCGCAGCGTCGCTCCAGGCAGCAGCCTGGTAGCCGATGAAGTTCTCGGAAGGAACGTTGAAGTTGATGGTGTCCTCGGTTGCCATGTCGCCGTCGAGCTTCTTGCTCAGGATCTGCTTACCGGAGGAACCGATACGCAGTGCGTCGAGCTCAACGCGGTAGTCCATGGCCTTGTTGCAGAAGTCCACGTCGTCGTAGACCATGTCGACGAGGTAGCGGGCCGTGGCCTTGTCCTCGGTGTTTGCTGCTGCAATCACCTTCAGGTCCTCGTACTCGTTGATCTGGGTCTCGTCCTTGTCGCGGGAGACAGCGATCTTGCCGAGCTTGCCGCTCCAGCTGCCCACTGTCTTGCGGGTCTTCAGGGGAGCCTTGGTGTTGAAGGCAACACGGTCGGCGGAAACGGGGATACCCTCGTCGCCCTCGATACCCTTCAGGTCGAACTTGGGCGTGTACTTCAGGGGGAACAGCGTCTGCCAAGCGAGGCCGTTGCCGGGCTTGTAGCTGTTTACGGTTGCCTCCAGACCTGGTCTGTCGAGGTCAAACAGCGGAGCATTCATATTTCCCATGGCTTATACACGTTTAATGGTTGGTAACAGGGCCTCGATCTCGGGTGAGATGTTAGCCGTTTCTTTTCTCACGTTGGCGCCGTTGATGAGCTTGACGCTCTGGTCGCCCTTGCCTGCGTACACCCAGTCGGTCTTGCCGGTGATGTACTCGGGCTTGTACTTCGGCTCACCGACGATCGCGTCGAGCTTGATCACGTAGTCGTTGGCGGCAAGTGGGGACTGGCTGCCCTTGTACGGGGTCACGTCTGCGAGGTTGATCTGTCCGGTGGTGGCACCTGATGCCACGACCTTCAGGGCTCCCTCGTCGGTGGACTCTGCGTCGTAGTAGCCTGCATCGCGGCTCTCGGCCTTGGCCTGGTACAGCCACGGGTCGTCGTCGTCGATGTCGATGTCAACGCCGAGACTGACTGTCACGACGTCATAAGCTGCATTGGTGCTGTCAAGTGCGGTGCACTCCACTGCCACGCCTCCGTGTCCGATGATGTCACCTACGGCGATACCGGACCCCTTGGCGATCTTGATGGAGGTGTCTGCGCTCTCGACGGAGTCAACCAGCTTGTAAGCCTTGATGGGCTTGTACAGCCCTGTGGCTGCGTCGTAGCCCACAGCAGAGGTAGGAGGTACGTCGTAGTCAGGATTGGCTACAAGACCGCCACCCGGCTTCTCAGCGAAGACCTGCTCGATGCGGACAGGCTCCGGCTTCTGGGCTTCCTGGTATTTGAAACCTACTTCCATTTGCGTTAGTTTTTTAGTTGGCTGACAAGCCTACGATGGCCGGGCTTGTCGTTTCGGCCTTCTTATCGTCTATACGTTCCTGCACGATGGGATCCACCTTGCCTTTCGCAGCGGCCGCGGACCCGCCCCCCTTGGTGCCTCCGACATGCGCCTCGGCCTGCTTGGTTGCGGTCTCCTCCTCCTCAACGTCGGGCCTGATGGCCTCGAGATAGGAGTTGAACTTGTCGTCCGTGTCGAAATTCATGAATGCGTAGTCCCTCATGTAGCGCTTCTTAGAGTCCTCGGGCAGGTTCTTGATGAGCTCGCGGAACTGCTGCTCCCGTGTGGAGGTGACCTTCTCGGTCTGCATGGTCGCGATGGCGGAAGTCAGTGTGTCGTTCTGCTTCTTCAGCGCCTTCAGCTCGCCGAGGATCATCTTCATCTCGGGGCTCATCCCCTCCTCATCGGTCTTCCCTCCGGCCTTGGCCCCGGCTACCTGCACGCTCCCGTCCTTGGTCTCGTCTTCCTGCTCTCCACCGTTGCCTTCCTTGCCGACGGGCTTCCCGTCCTTCAGGTTGTGCTTCTTCTCGTAGTCCTTGATGATGCTGTCGCGGCTCAGGTTCGCACGCGCGTCGCCGTAGCTGTCGAGCAACGACTCCACGGTGATCTCCTCGACGGCCGCTTCGATCTCATCCTCGGATTTCACCTTCTTCACAAGATTGTCAACAATCCTGTTCAACTTGCTGTCACTGACTCCCGGAAACTTGGTATTCAGTGCTTCTAAGATTTTCTTTCTCATAGGTAATTGACG